TTACGGTTGTCGATAAAAGAAACCTCGATTTGAAGCCAGGGCAACGGATTCGGCTCGGAAGCGACAAGTTTTTTCCCGATACCGGATATCGCGATATCCGTATCGTCGCGATCAGTCGCTCCGTCGTTCAGCCCGGAAGCATGACTCTTAAAATGAGCGATGTCCTCTCCACAGGCCGTATTTCCCGCATCGAAAATCAGATTTCAGAAGTGACGCAGATAACCCGGCAGGTTTCATCGGAATTTCCTGACATCATTAAATCGTGGGAGGAAACACCGGCGAGCGACACGACGCTCTATTCGTCGCGTAAGAGCGAACGGGAATTTCTGAACAAGCGCCGGGGAGGTACGGTCGAAGGAATCACCCGATTCCTTAAGCGGCAGCAACTCGACGAGGGATTCCGGACAAGCGACTTCGCCAGCGGCATCACCGGCTTCGGTGCACAGATCGACGGACGAGGCGCCGGCGAGTTGGAGAGCCTCTTCATCCGTCGTTTTCTGGAGGTTCCGGAGCTTCGGTACAACCGTGTGGGCATCAGCGTCGGGGACGACTGGAGCGCTCCGGGCGCCGGGGTGATCGAGAGCGTGGACAAGGATCAGAAGCTCGTAACGCTCAAACTCGAAGAGGGCGAGATCGGCGCCGTAGCGGTCGGGGATATCTGCATGGGTATCTTCCACGACTTCGACCCGTCGAACAATGCGACGGCAGATTCCGACGACGGCCGGGGCAACTTCTCTTTCTCAGGCTTCGCAACGGTCTATTTCCGTATCACGGAGGTCCTGGGCGACCGCAACGAGCGGTTCCGCTACGGGCTGCGCCCCCTGTCGGCCACCTTTACCAAGCAGATCGATCCGATGGAGTCGATGACCTTCGTGGCCTACGGATCGTTCACGAATCCCGCCCGGCAGAGCTCGCGCTACTCGACGCGCACCTACCAGCGTTATCTCCGCAATGTCAGCGACTGGGAGTTTACGGCCGAGAATATCGCCGCACAGTTCGGTGACCTTACGAACCTCTCCGTCTTCGGGATCCAGATGTCGGGCTATTCGGCCTATCTGGATAATATCTATCTGCAAGGTATGATCAGCAGCCTGGACAAGAAGGCGCTGCTGGACACCCGGAGCAAGCTGTTCCGGCTGGTAGGCGACAACGGCGTCGGCGTGGCATTCACCCCGGAGGCAGGCTGGAAGCAAGGCAAGCTCTACGACCCCGCGACGGGACAGTTCCAGAAGGAGTTCGACATCGAACAGATCGATCAGACGGCCACCGAAGCCCAGGCCACTGCCAATTCCGCCGATCGCAAAGCTCAGCAGGCTAAGGATTACATCGATAACACGCTGCCCGGCGAATTGTCCGAGATCAACAAACGGCTGGACGGTGTCGTGGAAAACTGGTTCTATCCCTATACCCCCTCGCTTTACAATGAACCGGCCCAAACATGGATAGCGGACGGCGAGCAGGAAAACCATATCGGCGACACGTTCACCAATACGCTGCCCGCGAATTTCGACCCGACGGACGCAGGCTGCTGGGAGCAGGGAAGCATCGGTGCATCCTATATCGACGGCATTAAGACCTGGGATCAGATCAAAATCGCCGACAGCACCCGCATCCGGCTCAAAACTCCGGTCGGAGGAATACCCAAAGGCGCCGTACTGTCGGTGGGCGAAGGCTATACGATGGGTTACAATCCGATAGCGTCATCCGGAGCGGTTATAGCAAGTTACGTATGGAGCCAGAGCTATACCGTCGGAAGCGACAATCCCTACATAGCTTTTGTCATCCGCAAAACCGATAATGCCAAAATCACTCCGGCGGAATACCCGCAGATTCACTTCACCATATCGAGCGACGAGACGACGAACCCCGATGCGGGCAAATCGTGGCGGTGGGTAAAAGAAGAGGACGGAACCTATAAATGGACGCCGATCGCCGACAGCGATGCGGTAAAGGCCCTGCAAGAGGCGGCGCGGGCGCAGGACACGGCCGATGCCAAACGTCGTGTATTCGTCGTAACACCGACTACACCCTACGATGTGGGTGACATCTGGACGCAGGGCGAAGGTGGCGACATCATGCGCTGTATCGAATCCCGTGCAACGGGCAATTTCGAAAGCTCGGATTGGGACAAAGCATCCAAATACACCGATGATACGGCAGCCAACGAAGCCAAAGACGAAATTGCGAATCTTCAGTTCGGCGCCCGCAACTACATCGCCAAGCAGTTTATCCGGGAATGGAACAGCGCCAAAGAGGGTGTTTCGGACGTGGTAACGACCGGTACGGACACGGATGGAGCATACATGAGGATCGATGCCAACAAAGCGAGCAATGCAGGAGTGGCTATTGCATCTACGAGCCAGATCGTAAACTGGACGGATTGTTTCGGAGGTAAGATCGCTTACAAGGCCGGTATGTCCTATGTCTTCAAGGCCCGGATCAAGCAGCCCAACAGTAAGCGGGGAGTTATGTTTTGTGCGGTCTATGACGATAATACCTATCAATTTATGTCGGCACCGCCTTCGCCGACCGCATCCGAGCTGTATGAAGCGGTCTATACGACCCAAGCGGGCAAGTCCTTGCAGAAAATAGTTCTCTATGTGGTTGCCTGGAACCCGATCTACCTATATGACGTTCAGCTCACCGAAGGTAACAAGGCGCCGGCAGGATACTTGGTTGCGGAAGAAGATGTAAAGTTCGGCGCCCGCAACTATATCGCCAAACAATTTATCCGGGAATGGAACAGTGTCAAAGAGGGCGTTACGGATGTCGTAACTTCGGGGGCGGACGCGGACGGAACATATTTGTATGTCAATTGGAGCAAACTTCTGCAGGCCGGGCTTGCCGCAACCAACATCCCGCAGGTTTCGACGGTCCCCGACTGTTTCGGCGGCCAGATAAAATACAAGCCGAATACTCCGTACGTCTTCAAAGCCCGGATCAAGCAGGGGGCCGAAATGACGTTCAGAGTCAGGTATGAAGACGGCACCACAGAAACTCTTTCCGCTCCTCCGGCGGGAACGGAAGGAGTATATGAAGTGGTCCGCACCATCGATGCTTCGCGTGTGGTGCAGAAGATATATATGAATATCCGTGACGGTGTTTCTATGTATCTCTACGACATTCAGCTTACGGAAGGCGACAAGGCCCCCACGGGGTATATCACGGCCGAGGAGGATGTGCAGGCGCAGATCGAGCAGGTGAAGATGGATGTGGACTACATCGCCTCGGATTCGAGCCTGACGCCCTCCGACAAACAGCAGGTGGCTAATGAATGGGTGCGGATTCAAGGTGAATACTGGAGCATCATGGCGAATGCCGAAAAGTATGATGTACCCACGGATTCATTTACGGTCTATTTCCAGCGGCTCAAAGATTATCTCACACCCTTGTTGGCCGATATGAGTACGACATCCGAGATAACCGGCACCGAGTTCAGAAAGGTATTCTCCGATTATTATCAAATAAGCAACAACATGTCGGACTTGATCGACGATGCGATAGACGAATCCATCAAATCGACAGAGTACCTCAAGCAGGCGATAGAAGGAGGCTCCGAGGAAAAAGGCGGTCTCTATCTTCTCAGTATGATATTACTGAGAAACCGGCAAGGCGAGGTGACGGCCGGAGTGAGCGGCTTGCAGGAAGACGATGTGCCCTTCTGGTCGGGAGCCGACTATACGAACCGGAAAAAAGCCGTGTTCAGGGTACACGCCGACGGAGAAGTACACGCAACCAAAGGTACCGTCGGAATCTTGCAGGTCAAAAACGATTCCGTAGAGGTGAGCGATGCGACCGCAAGCGGAAACAAGATCATACTCACTACTAACAATATAAACAGCGTAAGCCAGGTTTTGGGTTCTTCCAAAGTCCCGTCGAGCCAAACAACGGGAAATGTGGCGGTCATAACCTCTCAAACGAAGCCTTTCGCCTCGGATTCCAGAAACTCAAGTCAATTCAAATGCGGCGCGGAGGTGCAGATGTCGGCACAAGTCAAGGGGACGATCCGGAGCGGAGGAAGCGTGAAGATCGAAATTATCAACCAGACAGCCGATACTACCGACACGATATTCCGGCAATCTTCCGCATATGACGACACGGTATCGATACAGATCAACAAGAACATTAGTTATCGTTTTACGACCCCCGGCAACTACTATATAAAAGTAACAGTGGAAGCATCCTCGTCCGGAGGACTCGGAAATGCGGCATCCGCAGCTGTCGAAGCGATTACTTTTTCTTTCGTGACCGACATCCGCAAGAACCTGATTGCACCCAACGGAGTAGCCGTTGTGAAAGGATCGAGCAACTACGCGGTATTCACAGGAGATATTTTCGAGGTCCTGATCGGAAAAGCCGGATTACGTATTCAAAACGGGTATGTATATAAGAGAGATACCGACCATACGACCTGGACAAAGATTTGAGAAACGCCATTGGAGACAGTCGTAGATGAATTGAAGAATTTTTAATAGCTGCGATGGACCATGTATGGAATACATCGGTTGTCGGCAGAAAAGTAAAAGACGAAGTAGAATCGGTCAGCATCGAATCTGACAAATAAAGTCCTTCGGGGGAGGACACAAAGAATCCCCCGGTTTGTTAGCAGTCATCTCACCTACATACCAACAAATGCACGATTACTCGCAGCGACCGGGGGATAAAGCCTCCTGCTGCGAGTAATTTTTTGTGTCGTTCCCTGTACAGGAAACGGCTGGTATGTAG